GCGTCTGGATTATGATCCGATTTTCTGGCGGAGTGACGGCTATCGCCCACCCACCCATCACTGGCAGTACGCCTATCTGGAAACCACGTATCAACTTGATCTCTTAACTGCACACCAGCTGCACATAATTTAGGATTCAATTTCAATCCAACTTAATGTTGATTCATCCCAATCGTATTTACCATCTGGCCTAGATGTTGGGGCTTGCCAATCAAAATTATTATCCAACCTCCACGATGGAAATGGCTGTGGTGCAATAAATACATCATTTACTGCATCATAAGAATACCCAACACCAGCATATTGTTTGCGTATGCGATTATTGTAACTAGTGCGCTTGACTGTGTAATCAGTGCCTTGTGCATAATAAGTTTCAGGGTCTAAACCATCAATTAGTTCAGATTCATCTTTACCTACTATAACCGCTATTACTAAATTATTTTCATCAATGTATGCGTAATGTGCCATTATGCCCAACTAACTGTATCTGATATACCAGCTGTAGTTACTGTGGATATTTTGTAACCACCACTAGATGATGTACTTTGAGTAACTCCACCGCTAAAGGTTGCAGTAAGTGTGTCTGAATATTTTAGTATTACTACTCCAGATCCACCATTACCACCAGCACCTGCACTGGTTGTTGATGAACCTGCACCACCACCGCCGCCACCTTTATTTGTGTCGCCATTAGTTCCAGCAGTTCCGTTTACACCACCAGCACCACCACCACCAGCACCACCTGCGCCAGCAGTTCCAGCTGTATATTTACCACCGCCGCCACCGCCTGCATAAGTTACAGATATTCCAGTTATTGAATTTGCGCTACCTGCGCCACCATCACCAGAAGTACCACCAGCAACACCAGCAGCAGAAGCACCGCCACCGCCGCCACCAACGTAAGGTACGCCATTTGAACCTTGACCACCAGCGTTTCCTTGACCAGATGGAGATGCTGCCCCGCCTGCACTTAAATTAACTCCACCGCCACCACCTGATCCACCATCTAAACCTGTTCCAACACCACTGCCAGTTTTACTACCGCCACCGCCACCACCTGCGCTCGTAATTGATGCAAAAACTGAATTACTGCCAGTTGTACCACGAGCATCAGTATTTGCGCCTGCGCCTGCGCCACCGCCACCTACAGTTAAAGCGTAATTTGTTGCTTTTAATAATGATAAGCCAGTTGCAGTTAAATAACCACCTGCGCCACCACCACCGACACCATTACCATTATCACCTGCACCATTAACACCACCACCGCCGCCACCACCAGCAACAGCTAAATAATCAACTGTTATTGTTGCAACTGTAGTAGGCGCTAATTGTCCAGCAATTATGTTCAACATTTATGCAATAGCCCCAACGATATACCAAGCATTAGCAGCTGTTTTAATACACGCTGCCGATTTGTATTGTGCAAGGGTTGGTGATGCTGCTACTGAGCCTGCGCTTAATACTGTTGTAGTGCCAGGTGTTACTGCGCTAATTGTGCAAACACCAGCACCTATATTTAATACTGTAATAACTGTGCCCACTGCAAAATTATATGTTGCGTCTGTTGGCAATTTGAATGCAATAGCAGATGCTTTATTGATCTGTACTAATTGTTGGTACTCATCACCACTTGCAGCTGTGTAATCTGCTGTCTTAGCAGCTTGTACTTCAAAGGCTGGTAGGCCATTCCACATAGCGGAAGTAACTACTTGCCCTGTCGTGCCTGGAAAAGTTGGCATTATATCTCCTTAATAAGATAATACGTTTTGATCTAAGACCCCGTAATCTACGTTGCCTATTATAAACCCATCTATGACAGGTTCTAGCGTTGTAAACACCACTTTAAAGCTATTAGGTGTGATGATGTTGGATACGCCAAAGATTTGCAGGGTTTTCTCCAGCTTAGATCCACCAGGCTGGGTAGTGATTACTGTGATCGGATCAAAGAAATCTAGGTTGAGAGCTGCTACTACACCTGCATCGTAGTTAGGGGTGTATAGGTCTAGCTCGATGGCATCGCATCGTATGGTTGTCTCAGCCCTGCTAGCCACATAAGCCCTGGCATAATCTAGGGCTACGGCATCGGTCTGCATTAGCAGGTCTTGTTGGTTATATGAATGGATAAAATACTTGTCAATACTGGCTTGATTGCTGGCAGATTGCACAGTGCCGCCAGTCCTGGTTATTTGGGCAGAGTTAAATATAAGGGTGTCATCTAGTTTCCAGGCTGCGTTAGCGTATGGGATACCTGTGCCATCATCTGCAAAGACTGTCACTGGATTACCTATGGTTTCTGTAGCTGTAAGCCTGTCCTTGAATACAAAGGATCCATCGAAGCCTACATAGATTGCGCCGTACTCTGACTGGGCGACAGTCTGCATAGCACCTAAAGCAGTGCGTGGAGTGCCTGGATCATTCTGTAATGTAGTTTGACCTGCATCTATCTGGCGTTGTGATAATGGCCAGTCGATCTCGTCTAATATCTCATTAATGCGTGTACCTGATAGGTCGCCAGTTGTAGCACCTGTGACTGTAGAGATCTGGGCATTGTAAGCCAGGCGCATCGCATCCACAGCTTGTATGGTTGTATAGGCAACCTCTGTAGCATCTTTAGGTTGTGTGTTTACATAACTTGTAATAAAGCCTGAGAATAAAGGATAGGTTACGCTGTTATAGGTAGCAGCGATGCTGACCTTTTTCATAGGTGTTAGCAGTCCATAATAAGGCCCAGTCGGATTAGTCGGGTTGAAATCGCCATTCTGATCTACTATGCGTAATGTTAATTGACCTGTCTGGAATTGATCGTATAAAGCATTACGGCCTACAGCTGTTTGAATAAAGTTAATACGATCTGACACATCAACAATAACGGCCACAGCATCTGCCAGTACGTTTGTGCCTAATACGCCAATATCTAACTGCATAGCCTGAGCAGTGCTTGGCCCAGTAGAAAAGTTTATTGTAGCGTTAATTACTGGAACTGTCATTGGAACGCAATCGAGCCAGCAGGTATTATAGAGCCGTTACCTAGTTTACTTATTTCACCTAAAGCGTTTTGAATATAAATAGTTAAATCTTGTTGGTTAGTTAATACTGCGCCTGTGTTTACTGTTACCTGTGGTACTACTGTTGGTGCTGCTGCTGCGGCAGCTGTTGATGCACTAGATGGCATACCACCTGGCACTGCGTATTGACCCGCTTGTGCAAAAAATGCATCAGCCTGTGCCTGTAATCTTGCAGATGAGGCAGCCAAGCCTGCTGCTGCGCCTGCTTCAATCCCCATCGATTTAAATTGGCCAACTAAACTGGTAAAAATTTGATCGTATTTATTAGGCAAAGTATTTAAAGCATTAGCAGCATCGGTAGCAGCAGTGGCTAATAAATCAGCAGCTGTCTTAGCATTTAACTCAGCAAGATACTTCTTAGCCAAAGCCTCGTTATTGTCTAGTATGGCTAACTTAGATTGGATACGTAGTTTAGTCTCAGCATCGGTAGCCTCGCCCAACGCTTTCATTAAACCTATGCGCTCAACATCAAACTTCTCAGCTAGTTTATCTACCTCGGTCTTTGCCTTTAGTTGCGCATTTTCTTGTTTGCGTAAGGTAGTTGCAGCTTGTAGGGCTTTAGACTCTTTGCGTAATTGATCTAAATAGATACGGCTGGCTGATCTGCCTTCTCGATTAGATGGTGCAGTCTGGGCTCTTTGCGCTGCGCCTATCTCTGAAAATCCTGCAAGGTAAGCACCTAATACTGGGATATTCTTAACATCAAATAAAACGCCACCAACTTTAGTATTGCCTAATTTTTTTAACTCGTTAACTAGGACTGCAATACCTACTACTGCATCTGCCGTGCTAGTAGCAAAATCATCCATTAATTTTGTAGCACTGCTAATGCTGGTGTCTTTACCTAATAATGACAGCGCATCTAATAAGCCTTTGCCGATAGTCTCTCTAGCATCCTCGGTTGCTACTGTAAGCAAGCTCATCTTGCCTGCATAAGTATCTAATCTAGCTGCTGCCTGGCCTGCAAACTTTTTGTTTAATTCCCCTAAAATTTTATCCATATTGCCAGTCTTTAGCGTGGCCTTACTTATGCCTGCGCCTAATCGACTGAGCCCTGCTGTGTTACCACTAAAGCCACGTGTTAGGGCTGCGCTTACCTGTTCAAGTGATCGACCTGTAGCTGCGCTTACATCTAATGCAGTTTGTAATGCTGATTGGCTTTTAGTAACTGACCCTGTAACTGTAAGTAATTGTTGGAATGCTGGGCGTAACTCATCATCTAATACGCCTGACAGTCTTTGTAGGTTGCCTATGTAGTTTTCAACGCCTGGCGCACTGAATTGGAATCCTGTATTTCTTAATTGGACTTCTAAAGATTTGGCAGCCTTCTCATCAGCCATAAATGCAGCAACAGCCTTCTTGCTAAATTGCAATAATCTTTGTGCTGCAAAGACGCTAGCAAAGGTTTTACCCAGCTTCTTTACTTGTTGATCAAATACAGATATTTCCTTCTTGCCTTTTTTTAGTGCCTTGCCATTAAAGGTGGCTAAGGCCGAGACTACTATATTGGCCATTATGCAACCCTTTGCTGTGTAGTTTTGTTAAAGTGTGTGGCAGTAGCGTTGATCGCTTTTTGTATTGCTTCATAAATTCTAGGACTATCTTCTGCCCAAGCCTTGTAAACCAAGCGGCCTTTAGTTTTGCGACCACCACCTCGCATACCTGCGATCTTTGGCTGTGAAGTTACTTTAGGTAATGCAGCTATAAATTGCTGACTAGCAAATGGGTTACTGGAATTAAACTCTCTAAATGCTTTGCTCTTAGGAGAATTTAATGTATATGTACCGCTTGCGCCTTTAGATGGTGTCATCTGAAATGGTGCTCTACCCTGTGGGTTTAAACGACCTGCTACTTCATAAATTGCGCCAGGGCGACTAGCATTGTAAACAAAATTGTAAACTTTAAAGCCATTCGAAAATGTTTTATTTTGTCCAGAGTTATAGCCGATACCTGCCCTAACTACGCTGGAATCATATTTAGGGAATTTACCTGTGCCTGTACCTGCCTTTGTCCAACCAGATAACACATCGTTATTACCAGGGACAAAGCCTTTAGCCTTACTAGCCACGCCACGCATTAACGGATCTACAGCTGCGACAACACGTCTGCGCATATCCATATCAATAAAACTCAAGCCCTTTAGGACATCTTTAACGCCTACGACCTCTACTGGCATTTCGGATCTCCTTAGCTCTGTCGGTTAGCACTTGTATGATTGCGGCATACATTTCGCTATCCATATCAATAAACTCTCTAGGCGGTATCCCAGTCTCTACGCTCAGCTGTGCGATGCTGTAAAGGATTGAATCCCGCTGTGTTATTTTTTTTCTTCGTCTAATACCTCGACAGTATCTAAGCTGTCTATAAACTCATCAAACGATAGAGATACCTGAGCGCCAGCCCTGCGTAAACATTCCCAAGCTAACCAGAATATATCTGACTGCTTCTCATCTTCACGCAAGGCTTTGCTAATTCCCATACCTCGTTTTAACTCGAAAGCGTACTCGACACCTGGTGTTATCTTATGCTCTGATACTTCACCATTAGCCCTTGTTATCTTTAGCTTTGCCATTGTTACTCCTTAATTAAAATGGTGCCGATGATGACACTGTGATTGCGGAGTTTACTGTAAATGTGATAGATGAAGTAGCAACCTCGGCTACGCCACCCTGACCGATTGGGGTCAAGTTATTTACAAGTACAGAGAATTGGTAAGTAGGGTTTGTGGCTCCTACAGCTGTGCCTTTAACAGTGATTACTGATACTGCTAAGGTTTTGCCAAAGGCTGCGCTCAATGTCTCGTTGACCTGAGATGCTGCCCAGTCGTTGATAAAGTCAATAGTGAATGTGCCTGATTGTAGACCAGCAACAAATTTGTGTGCTGTATCACCCATAGCGGTTACTTCTAGCTCATCCACGATCTGGTTAATTACGGCATTAGTTACGTATGAGCTAATGTCGATGGATGGTGTAGTTGGCGCAGCATTGGTAGCCAACTTAACACCTACGTTATTATTTAAATAGATTGCCATTGTTATTCCTCGTCTTTCTTAGTTTGTGCAGTTGGTTTTGGTGCGCTTGCTATTTGGCCTGTCTTTTT